AACATTAATGTCTTTGTTATATAATGTTTCATATTTAATAACTGTTTTATCCTTCGGATGATTTAATAATAGACTAGGATTTGCAGTAAGTAAAACATCTATTGAATCCCAAAGCGAATTAATTGTTGATTCACTATAAAATTTAATAGATTCAACTAAACAACCAAATTTTGAAATGAAAAATAAAGACGCTGGTTTTGATTTACCCATTTCATCCGAAACAATTAAAATATCGTGAGAATCTCTCAAATCTAAATAAAAATCATTAAAATCCATCATACTAGAATGTTCAACTGAACCTGCATGACCAAAAATTTCCATAGTATGTTCTTTATATAAAAAATTATATAATTCATCTTCATCTTTGAATTTAAGATGTTTTGATATATCTAAAGTTGTTAAATCTGAAATTACCTCATATTCAGATTTTTCCTCATCTTCCTTAAAAGGATTCTCAAGGTACCATTTTTCATACTCTTGTTGTATTTTTTTTAAAGTATCTCTTAATACTCCGTTTAATTCTATCGCAATTTTCATTCTGTTTCGTTATCGTATTTGTCTAAAATCTTACTAATCAAAGGATTTCTAACTATGTCTTTTTTATCTTTAAATTCAAAAGTGGAAATGTGATTAGAATCTCTAAATTTTTCAATAGCATCCCATAAACCACTATGTGTTTTGTTTTTATATCTATCAGATTGTTCAACATCACCAGAAATAAAGAACTTACTATTAAATCCAATCCTCGTTAATAGAAGTTTCATTTGACTTGGTGTTGCATTTTGACCTTCTTCAAATATTAATATTGAATTGTCAATATTCATACCCCTCATAAATGCCAAAGCAAAAACTTCAATAACTTCAATCTCTTTTAATTTTTCTCTGGTTTCTTTTCCAATAATTTTATTTAACAAATAATAAGATGGAAATATATAAGGGTCTAATTTTTCTTCTACATTTCCAGGTAAACTACCCAATTTTTCTTCAGCTTCAACTGCAGGTCTTACAATAATAATTTTCTCGTAAGGTGTATTTGGGTCCGCCAATAAATCAATCGCGGCTTTCATTGTGATATAACTTTTACCCACACCTGCTGGTCCTGAACAAATCGTCACTTCACTTGATATCAAAACGTCGTAATAACTTTTTTGAGTTTGTGTTAAAAACTTTTCTTTAGTTTTTCTTTTTATGATTGAACAAATAATTTCTTTTTTTGTTCTTGTATTTCTTTCTTCTGATAGTGGTGTTGGTGTTGGGGATTTTCTAGTTGGTTTTGTTGCCATTATTTTATTTTTTCTTTTTTAGTATCGGACAGTTCTCGTCGATATACGCTTTCACCTTTATTGGGACTTTCATAAATCCAAATTGTTTCTTTTTTTTAATTCTACTTGAGTTGAAATCCACTCGTAGGTTTTTTGAAGACCTACTAACAATAGTTGATTAACTTCCCAACCAACCTTTTCTTTATAAAGTTTGTTGTCGGAATTACGACCTTTAACACCTAACGGACATTTAAATCCATATTTTGAAACGAATTCATCCCCTTCAATGTTTTGAATATTAATGTCTTTACCTGAAATTTGTATTGCCATTGACGCTAATTTATTAATAGTTACCATTTCTTCTGACCCAATATTTACAGGTCCTAAAAAGTCACTTTCCATCAATCTTAAAATCGCTTCCACGCATTCATCAATATATAAGAATGAACGAGTTTGTTGACCATTACCCCAAACTTCAATAGTTCCACCATCTTCAGTTTCAGACGCTTTTCTACACATTGCGGCTGGTGATTTTTCTCTACCACCCATCCATGTACCTTGTGGTCCAAAAATGTTGTGGAATCTTGCAACTCTAACATCTAAACCATAGTTTCTATTAAATGCCAAGTATAATCTTTCTGAAAATAATTTTTCCCATCCATATTCAGAATCAGGATTTGCCGGGTATGCTGAAGATTCTTCACAGTTAGGATTTAATGGGTCTAACTGATTATGTTCAGGATACATACATGCGGATGATGAATAGAATACTTTTTTAACTTTTTTAATAACACATTCGTGAGCAACATTAAGATTTATTGTTGCAGAATTGTACATAACATTTGCATCGTTTTCACCTGTAAAGATATACAATGCTCCCCCCATGTCCGCAGCCAATTGATAAACCTCATCAACACCTTCTTCAATCACTAACTTAACCACATTAGGGTCAGTTAAATCACCTAAGATAAACTCATGACAAATCTCATCATGTGAAAAATACTCATGTTTTTTTATATCACATATTCTTACGTGATTACCTTCTTCTTTTAATCGTTTTGCGAGGTGTCCACCTATGAACCCTCCACCACCTAAAATTACTACTCTTTTCATTATTTAAAATATTTTTGGTATATGTCAAAATATTCGACAGTTTTATCAGGAAGTAAATCCCTGTAGTTATGTAAATTCTCCAATAAAGGTAATGTGCCTCTATAACCGATAACTTCGTTTTCTAAATTTTTTACCAAGTCTTGTGGATTTCTTGCTTGGTAAACTGATGCTTTTGCAAAGATTACTGAATTAGGAAAGTGATGTTGCATCACATATGACCCCCAAATATCATCCATTCTACCTGTATATGGGAATACTGTATAATATTTCAAAACACTTCTATGAATAAATGTATTTTGTGAATTGAATGGTGTTAATTGTTTTGTTGTAAATGGTTCAAATGGTTTGAATTTTACAATTGGTTTTTTACTTAATCGACAAATTGCATCAATATCAGGGTCTCCATCCCAAAACTCTGCTTGAACCATAGGAGTGATTTTTGTTTTACCTTTGTATTCAATATTATTTTTAACTTGTAAATGTTCAATTGGAAATCCTCTATGCCATAAATCTTTATGTTCTGTTGTTGAGATTGCGTCAAAATAAGGACAAGACATATTCTCATATTCGTCAACTTCAATTGTTTGACCTAACATAATATTATCTCCCCAACTATCGTATGGGATATTATCATCATCAACTGTTGCAACAATTTCAGCACCTTGTTGATATGCATAAACAAATCCAATGTTTCGTCTTTGAATGGTTTTCCATCCTATAATTTCCGATAACTCAGGGTACAATTCTATTTGTTTTTCAGGGTGTAGATATAAAACATTTTTAAAATCAGATTCTAACTGCCGATACATTTCATGAGGGGTTTTAGTATCTCCCACAATTACAAAAGTAAAATCTTTTTTATCTGCTATAGATGCGAACTTAAGAGTCGCCTCAGTTGGTTCATTAATTGTTGTTGTAATTATAAATTTTTTCATAATAATTCTGTTATTTGTCCGTTAAAGCTCATTCCATGTTTATTGTTTTCTGTTTTTTCGTTAGAACCATGATTATGGTAATTAGGGTATTTTATTCCGGCTGCCTTTAGTGTATAACCAACTTTTCTAAATGCTGACATCATGCATTGTTCTGCCTGTGGATAACATTGAAAGCAGTCTTGGTGTGATTCTGATAAAGGTTTAATTGTTTTCCACCCCCAACTACAAACAGCATTTTGCCAATACCCAGTATTTAGTTCTGAATCTCTCATAAACCAATTAGGGTCTAAAATACCGTCTCGATTAAATAAAACCAAACCATCATTTTCTTCTCTAATATTAGTCTCGTGACCAATACCATTATTATAGTTAGGATTTCTTAAGGACCTACTGTTAAATGTGTATATACAATCCTCTTCAACATCTAAATTTTTAAATTGGTCGGTATAAATCGCATCAATATTAGATAAAAATTTAATATCTTCAGGGTTTGAATTTTCATTAATATAGTTAAACATTTCTTTCATAGAAATAAGATGTGACCTATCTAAATTAACAACGTCAACAACATCCGATTGGAATTGTTTATAATATTCATAATATTCCAAGTTTTCACATAAAATGTGAATCTTATCAAAAATTTTACTATTCCAATTAATAACGTTAGTTATTTCAATATTTCTTTCTTCCGTTTTATATTTAAAACCATCAACAATTTGTACTAAGCTCATGTTTAATTATTTGTTATAATACATTTTAATACTTGGTCACCATAATCAGCAACTAAATCAAATGCTTTTTGAATATCCTCAAATTTAAATTCGTGAGAAATTATTTTTTCAATATTTTTATCTCCCGTATAATGTTTAACACAATCATCTAATGTTTGATTTGACCTTCTAACATTTTTAATGGTTAATTCTTTACTTCTCATTCTATGTGGGTTATAGTTAACAAAATCCGCTTCAGGAATACCAATCAAAGCAACTTTACCATTAACAGATGAAACATTGATACAACCATCAATTGATTCTACAGTTCCTCCAGTATCAATTGCCATTGTTGTTCCCATACCATTAGTCAATTCTTTAATCTTTTTATGATAATTATCCGATAATAAAAATGATTCTGATACTCCAAATTCTTTTGCAAATTTAACTCGATAAGGTAGTTTATCTACCATAAAAATATCTTTAACCCCAGCCTTTTCTAAAATAGAATACATACAAAGTCCTATTGGCCCAGCACCAAATATTGTCGCGGATTCAGTAAATTTAGGTTCTATTAGATTTGCTGTGTGAAGACATACCCCTAATGGTTCTAACAAACTTGCCAAGTTATATGACATATTATCAGGTATTTTAACAAGTTGTAATTCTTCAACTATTACATAATCAGAAAACGCACCTTGAGCGTTTGCTCCCATAAACGTTCCTTTATCACAAAGATTATGTTTACCTTTCATTGACCAGTATGATGTCACACACGGCATACCAGGTTCTACGGCAACTCTGTCTCCTTCTTTAAATTTTTCTGACCCGTTTGAATCAACAATAATACCCGCAGGTTCATGACCCATATACATAGGTAAAGGATTTTTAAACGAACCTAATCCACCTTCTTTAAAATAATGCATATCGGAACCACAGATTCCGACAGATTTCATTGCGACTAATATTTGCCCCTTTTTAAGTTTTGAAATTTCTTCTTCAAAAATTTCAATTTTTCTAATTTGTGTTAGTTTTGCTACTCTGTTCTTCATAATCAATTATCGCTTGTTTTAATATATCACAAATGTAATCCACCTCTGTAACCGTTAATTCGGGATATAATGGAGGACAGATATGATGATTACAATAGTAATCAGTATTTGGTAAATTTACATAGAAAAATTGTTCTTTATATAATGGTTGTAAATGAACGGGTATTTTATATACCTCACCAGTTAATGATATACCATTTTCTTTACAATATGTTTTTAACCAAGAACTATCAATTGGGGTTGTAATAATTGCTTTATAATAAGAACAAACTCCTTCGCCTTTTTGTTTAATGACATTATATTTGGTGGATTTTAAATTATCATAATATCTATCTAATAACATTGACCTTCTACCTATTCTAGACTCAACTCTATCACATTCAATACTACCTAATAAACCTGTAAATTCATTAATTTTAAAGTTATTACCTTCATGGTTCACAATAATTCCCGCATCATTAATGTCCCTACCAAAATTTTTAAGGGATTTCATTTTTTCATAATAATTTTTATTGTTTGTTGTGACAATTCCGCCTTCTCCAGTTGTCATTACTTTAGTTGGAAAAAAAGAAAAACAACCAATGTCTCCAATTGTTCCTGCTCTATATTTTCCACGATAAGATAGATGAGCGTGAGCAGCGTCCTCAATTAATGGAACATTCATCTTTTTACATAACTCAACAATTTTAGAAATCTTATGTGAAATTATACCGCCAATGTGAACAATAATTACCGCTCCAACATCGGAAGTCAACTTTGATTCCAAATCCTTTGGACATAATGAAAAAGATTCATTTTCCATATCAACTAATTCAACAATACCCCCTGAATTAGTTACAGCAACACTGGTCGCAAAAAATGTATTTGACGGTATTAATACTTTTTTTCCATGAACATTAATTGCCTTTAATGCCAACTCAATTGCGGTGGTACCATTAGAGCATGCCATGGTATATTTGGATTTGACTAAGTCACCAAACTTAGATTCAAACTCAGTAACATATTTAGATTCTCCTAATGGTCGGTCTGAAGATAATATGTCCCAAGCACCCCTAAGGAATTTTAATTTTGATTTAAAATCGAATTTTAATTTAAAGATTGGAATTTTCATTATTTATAATATTTTTTAATTTTTGATGGTACTCCCGCAACCATAACATTAGATGGGACATCTTCAATTACAACTGAACCAGCAGCGACCGTTGAATCATTCCCAACTTTGATGTTAGGGATAATAGTTGAGCTTGCACTAATAAAAGAAGACTCACCAATTTTTACATAACCACAAAGAGTTACATTTGGCGATATTTGTGAAAAACTATCAATATGACAATCGTGTTCAACAATTGAACCTGTATTAATGATTGTACAATCTCCAATATAGGCATCAACATGGATTACCGCATTTGGACAAATTAAATTACCATTACCGATTTTTTTTGTTGATATGATTGCAGATGGATGAATACAATTTATTGGTTCTTTTTTTGTATATGACTTAATTAGTTCATAATGTTTTTTTCTAATAAGGTTATCTCCTGTCGCAATAAAATAATCTACATTAGACTTTTTAATATATTCTAAAGATTTTTCAACTGTAGAGTATAATCTATTAATTTGGATTTCATCTGCAAAACATTCAGCATAATAAAGTACGTGATGAGGGTGAGTCATTTTAAAAATGTTTGTTGCTATTTTAGCCCCTGATGAGCCTCCAACAATTAAGATTGATTTACTCATATTAATTCAATTGGCAAATTTTCATTATACATACCCCATTCATCTGAGTTAGATGTGTTTGTAAAATCTCGTATGATAGAATTTTGGTCAGACATTGGAGGTACAGATTCATCTTCATCTCTATCGCCACTCTTACCGTGATTTAAATGAAATATATAATGGTCTAATACTTGGATTTTAGAATAAAGTGATGCTTTTTTCATTACGTTTGTATCAATACCACATCCAAACAATATTGATTCTTCAAAACCTTTCATATGGTTCCATATGTTTTTGTGACCAATTTGATAGTCACCACAACAATTAATCAGAGACCATTTATCTGTTTCACTTTCAAATCTTTCTTTAGTTCTATAACCATCACGATTATCCCATAAAGATTTGTATAAACTATTGTAATCGTTAAATGACAAATGATGTGATTCATCAACATCTCTTCTTGGAACTGTATAAAATACATTTTCCTTTAGGATTGAATCTTCAAGAGGTGTTGTTACAATATCAATATTAGTCGAAATAATATAATCATGAGATGCCCGTCTTAATCCAATATTTCTACCAATAGATTCAATCATACTATAGTTTGCAATCTCAGGATATTTCTCTTTTAAAAATTCTTTAGGAACTTGAATATATTTTAATTTTCCTGTTTGAGGTAAATTATGTTTAATGTTAGAAATAACACCTTCACCATTCTTAGTTTTCCAATCTACAAAAATAACTTCATCATGATGTTCAATTAAGGATAATAATGCCATAGTAGTTCTTTTGTATAAGTTTCCACCATAGTTATCGTTTTTTGATGTTAGTATTACCGATTTTTTCACTAAACTCTTTTATATAATTTATCGCAAAACATTTTACCATTAACAGAACTTCTATGTGTGGAGCTATCTTTAACATGAACAAATCCTTTAGATAGAATTGCTTCATTAACTTTAAAATCAAATTCAGAACCTAAATCGGTAACCTCAATGATTATATAGGTGAAATTTTTTAGTTCATCACCAATACCTTCAAGTACCTGTAATTCCGCCCCTTCAGTATCAATGTTCAATAAATCATAATTTGAAAACTCTAATCCTTCTCTTTCAAACAAGGTTTTAATTGTTATTGTTTTAGTCATAACAATATCACCATCTTGTTCTAACAAAGAACTTGAGTCCACATTAGATGGTGGACAGTATAATTTCACATCCAAATCATCAACATTCCATGCGGCAAGATTGTAAACCTTTTGACCAAATTTTTCAATTTCCCCTTTAAAGATTTCGTAAGAGTTTGGATGAGCCTCTAAAAAAATAGAATTACTTCCACAATAATGTGCGTATTGTTTAGCCTCCCATGCATCCCATGCGCCAATATGTAAAACTCCTTTAGGTGTCCAATCTAAATTGTAAAATAGACCTTTGTTGTTTCCAAAATTTACGGACCCAACGTCGTTTGGGTCTTTATCCCAAAATGCTCCAAATAAACTCATATTATTTTTTTTTTTATTATTTTTTCTGTCCCAGATTCGACATTATTTATTTGTAAAATTTCCTAATTATAGGTATTTTCACGTATCCTGTTTCCTTATCCAAATAAGTATTAGATTCAAAGTAATTTTTTAATTGTGTTTTAATATTTTCTATTATAATGTGTAGTCCCAATTTTTTGGGAATAATTCCGAAACGTGAAAATAATTCGGAGGGTTATGTTTTGAATAAACAGTTACGTTGTTTAAGTTAAGTTTAGTTAAAAGATATAATAAAGATGTTTCGGCAGTATAAATATGTTTTGCATTTAACATAATTCCAATCCAATCAAAAATACTAAAACCATCAATATATGTCATCTCTATAGAGTTTTCGTAATTACCCATATGAATACAATTTTGAGAGTTTGGAGGGGACCCAAATTGTCGATTTACAAAATTATATTCAGAATTGGTAATGTTTAATAGTTGAATTAATTCATTTTCTTTTTGAAAATTTCTCTCAAATTCAAAAAAGTTAGACCAGTCATGATAGTCCATACCCAAAGTATTGTATTTGGAATACATGACAGATTTATTTGGGTAATTCCTGTCAAAATTTTGTATTGGTAAATAAAGTAAAGAATCATCAATTTGAATTGGGTTTGAACCTCCTTGGAGATAAACATTTTTAAAGGGAAAATCATCATTTTCATTAACAAATGAAATTCCTTCAACTTTAATATAATCTTTTACAAATTCAAATTCTGATATTACAGGCCAAAGTATATCATATCCTTCAGAAATATAATGTTTAGCGATTTTTTGTAAGAAAAAAATGTCACCAAGACCAGCTGGTTGGCGAATTAAACAAGTTTTAGACATAATTAATCAAATAGTTTTCAAAAATCCAATCATCAAGAACACTGTATTTTTGTACTCTTTCATAATTATCTTTTATTGCGTTTATTTTTGAATTATATAATTCTTCTGTTAGTGTTGAAACATCAAATGTTCCATCAAAAAATATAATTCCGTCAGAATTAAAGTAATCAACAACTTTCTTTGTCCCCATGTAAATTGGAATTGTTCCTGTTGCAAAACAATCTAAGATTTTTTCAGTAAAATATGTGTCATACGTGTCATTTTCAGCGCAAAAAGAAAAACGGTAATCATTCAATCCAATTTCTTTGTTTGGGATTTCTTGTATACCTCTTCCATACACATCAATTTTATCTTGATTTGCCATTGCAAAATCATGTCTAATTTCATGTTGTGTAGTCCATCGCTTGTTTGACGTAATCATGGACGCCATTTTTGTTTTTGGATGGATTCCAAAGTCTTTAATATAACTACCATATGCTGGCGTCCATTTGAATTTAGAATGTAACGATAATAATTCATCATTATGAGTCCAAATCTGTTCAAAAGTATTCAGTACATCATCTAAATTAGATTTAATATTCTCTACGGCACCTCCATCAAATTTCTTTGATTCTAATACCCATAAAAATTTTTTCCTATTTCCACCATCTACTTTATGGTCTTCAATTCCTTTAAATAAATCATTATCTAAATAAACCGAAATTGGATTATCATAACTATTGAAACACCACTCAATATGAACTGGCGGTTTGTTTGCTGTTGACCCTTTGTCATGAGCAAAATTTCCTGATAACATGTTTAACTTAACCATCCGTCTTCATATTTTACATCTAATACCGTCCAATTTGACTCGTATATATCTTTATAGTTTTGAGGTCCTCTTGGTCCAAACCAAATTGAAGGAGCTACTATTTTTTTATTTGCGTTTGTATTTAAAAAAGTTGCCCACCATGAAAAAGTAGAATTGACCATAATGTGATTCTTACATAAAGACATTAACCACATTTCTTTATAATCCTCATCTTCTACGTAAGTTACATTTTCAAATTTAAGATTTTCTTTAACCCAATTTTTATCATCGCTAAATACAAATACGTGAGTATATTCCCCAATTTCATTCAACGCTCTTTCAACGTATTTTTCATTTGCAATTGGGTGAATATCAGGATTCATAAAACAATCACCTCTACGAATGTGAATTGATAAAGTATTTTCTTGTTTTAATTCAGGATATTTTTCATACACTTCAGTTATGAATTCCTCAGATGGGGAAAAAGTTTTTCTAATTTCATCATCAAACCCTAAAAAGTTTTTACTGCTTTGAAAGTAACCATCAAACACGGTATTATGGTCTTTTGGAAAAACATCACTATATTCCCAAGGACCTTCCGTAACTTTTTCAAACCCATCAATACTATCAACAAATTTTAGGTTTCTAAAAACATTGTTGACATAATTAGAGGCTTGTCTACCTTGCATTGGCGTCCATGACTGAGGAACAAAAACAACTTCTCTATTGTATTTCATACCTTCTGCCAATGCGTGAGCCGCTTGAAATATTTGATTTCCCAAACCACCCATTAAATTACACGAAATTAGATTATTCATTTAATTAATTTATTTAATTTTTGTTTATTTCTTATGATATTTGCGCATCTTGATTGTTCTGTTAATCCACCACCACTTGCACTTCCATCTTTATGGTCATTGTATGGTGAATTTCCGTTATAAATATATAATATTTTTGGATTAAATAAATAGTGTTCCTCACCTGATAATTCTAAAAGTGGTATGGTATATGCCACATCTGCAGCAGATTTAAAATAGGTTCCGTCTTCATGTTTAAAATAATCTTTGGGTATTGATTTCCATAAGAATGATTTCCATGTTCTTAAATGTGAAAATGTAAAAACACTTGACCTAATCTTATTAACATCAGCTTTTGATGAAAACCCACTCAAACCATTAGAGTACTTAAAAGAACCATTTGTCAACCAAACATTCTTATTGTTGTACATTTTACGAATATCACCAATAACTTCGTTACCCAATAAAAAATCATCACCATCTAATTCAACAATAATATCGTCATCATTAAATGTTGAGATTAATTCATCTAAGTTTTTAAGTTTAAATTTTTTTTCGGTATTTACTACCAAATGAAATCTATCATCATCCGAAATTAATGATTTAATAATAGAAACTGATTTATCATTCGACATATCGTCTATTAGATATACCTCAAAATCTTTATCAATTTGGTTTTTTAATGTTCTAATACAATTTGTTATGTATAATTCCGCATTCCAAAAACAACTAACAACTTTAATCATTATTGTAAATTTATTTTATAACCTTCAGGATTAGTGCCAACTTTAAAGAATTTTAATCTACCATTGTAAGATTCACTCAAAGAGTTCAATTCTTTTGAAACAGAGTCAATTTCAATTACATTTAACATGTAACCTTCGTCAAGTAGGTCAATACATAATTGAAATTGTTGTGATTCCTCAGTAATATCAGTACCTTTTTTGTATGTGATATAATTCATTACAAACGGAACAGTTTTGTCAGGATTTTTTCCAATATAATATTCTTTTAAGAAATTAGCGTGTTCCTTATTAAAATTATCTACTGTTAATGGTAAATTAAGTTCCATCCCAAGATTTTTTGCATAATGACCTAAAGCTCGATTATCTCTTGGTAAACATGGTCCGCCAAATCCAAATCCATAATTCATATATTTTTTACCAACTCTAGTGTCCCCACCAATTGCGGATAATACCATACTAATTTCATTTTCTAATCCAGATTTAATCATAATATCACCCATCATATTCGCATAACTTATTTTTGTGGTTAAAAAACAATTAATACCTATTTTAGTTAATTCCGCAGCTTTTGGGGACATAACGTAAGCATTAACTGTTGTAGTTTGGATTTTATTATAAATGTCAATCAAATCATCACCTAATTCAGTATATTCTGTACCAATCAAAACAATGTCGGATTGTTCTAAACCTTTAACAATTTCACCTTGAGCGATAAACTCAGGATTGTATGCGACTTGTACATTAAACATGTTTAATCTTTGTTGTACCTGTTCTGTATCACCAGGGTTGGTAGTACATCCTACAATAACTTTTTTACCATACAATTGAATATCTTGACTATTTGCACTATAAAAGTCCGATACAACATCAAAAACTTTTGTAGTGTCATAATCACCAACTAATGTGGATGGGGTTGAAACAAAAATAAAAATAAGGTCAGAATTTTTAATAACCTCAATATTATTTGTTGTTGCACTAAATTTAGTTGTGTCTAACAACATTGATTGAATCAATGGTTCATTTGTAATACAAATTTTTTGATTAAGATTAAATACATAATCTTCTCTTATATCAGATACAATTACGTCATAACCATTTTTTTCGCAAAGTAGGGCAAATGTTAAACCAAGCCTACCAGCACCTATAATACCTATTTTCATAAAATTTTATTTTTGTTTAAATCAAAAATTGGGATTGGGACCATTTTGTGTTTATTTTTGTGATTAAGGATTTGATATATATTTACCACATCATGTTCTTTTTCAGTGTGAAATTCTTTATCTTCACCATATTCCATTGCCCACTCTAACTCTTCATAAGTTGCGCCAATTTGGGTCTCATCAACTCTATTGTCATCCCATAAACCATCTGTTGGTTCGGCATCAATAATTTCTTGAGGTATTCCTAAATGACGACTAAGTTCTCTAACTTCAGTTTTATATAAATCTGCGATAGGTGAAATATCTACACCACCATCACCATATTTTGTAAAAAACCCAACTCCAAAATCTTCAACTTTATTTCCAGTACCAACAACAATACCACCTTTACTTGCAGAAATTTGATATAATGTTATCATTCTTAATCTTGCTTTGGTGTTTGCAAATCCTAAGTCAGAAGGGTAATTTGAGGACATTAATTTATTGTATGAATTATAAATTAAACTTAAATCAATCTCTTCAGATTCAACTTTATATTGTTTTAAATATAATAATTGTTTCTTTGATAATTCAGTATTATTAGAATTGGAATTAATTGGCATACCAATAGCAATTGTTGGAATTCCTGTTTTGGCACATAATGTGGATACCACCGCAGAATCAATACCACCTGAAACACCAACAACCAATGTTTTTATATTATGTTTATTCACATAATTAATAATCCAAGTTTGGATTTTTTCGGATAAATTTTCATAATCAATTATTCGATTCATTCTAAAATTTTTATATATTCATCTTTTATTTTTTGTGCGACATTCATCGTATAATATTTCTCAATATCTGTTGGTGGTTCATGTTTTTCTTTAGATAAAATAAATCCACCAGAATCTACTTTATATATCCAACTTGATTTACCACACATCCAACTTTCAATTGTTGTTCTACCTAACTGAATACCTGCGGTTTCATATGATTTTAAAATAAAATCTTCAACTTTCCAAGTTGACGGGAAATATCTAACATGGTCTTCCAATAAAATATTTTCTAAATAATTTCCATTATTTTCACCAACCAACCAAAGTTCTTTTCCAATTTCTTTAGTATATTCAATTAAATCTAAAATAGATTCTTTTCTCAAATAATCTATAGTACCAACAAATAATACGTAATTTTCCTCTGACGCATTTTTTAATTGGAATTTTTCATTATCAACAGGGTTATAAATTACCTCAATCATTTCTTCAGGTATTTCAAAATTGTTCATCATGTGTTCCTTAATTTCAGGACGAATTGCAACATATTTTTTAATTGTTGGGTCAACAACAGGGTCTTCTAATGAAATTACTTCTGAATGTATTGCACATATTTTAGGTAATTCAGGGTACATGTTAAGGATTCTTTCGGCAACTGGTTTGTGCTGGAAATGAACGATATCATAATCTACTTCGGATACACGATATAATGCGTTTGGTGTTGATGGTTTAAACCCTTCAGGTGTATTTGTTCCCCATTGTCCATCACCAAGTTTGAAACCTGGCGCGTTTTCAAATGACACACATTTAATTCCAAGTTTTTTTGCCATGTCAGTTACAGGTCCACCAATTTGTGAAAGAACCGTAACACTACAGTTTAATTTAATTAAACTTTTAGCTAACTCAAAAACATATAACTCAGAACCTGTAAAGTTTCTAAAGGAAATACAAGATAATAAAACCTTTAATCGTTTATTAACATCAAACGGAATTTTTGATGGTAAGTTCCCCCCATATTTTTTAACAAAAAATTCTCTATTATCTTCCCATTGTTGATTGGTCTGACCAATTGACTTGTGAGTGATTCTAACGTTTGTGATAACACCAACCTTAACATCTTCTATATAATTCCTATAACAAAATGCAATGTCATAAAAATGAAACCCTTCAAACTCCTCGTCAAAAGTATATTTAATTCTTGATTTACTTAACGCAATAAACACACCATCAACAATAACAGTCGGTTTAATTGATTTACCTAAATCATCAGAGTATTTTGATGTCCATTTTTTTCCTTCACTCTCATGGTTAACAATACCAATCATGGTATTTCTTGAATCCCACCATCTACCTGTTTCTGGCATATTGGTAGTGCCCGCAACACCTAAGATACCGTAATCAGTTTTTTCAAAATGAGTTTTAATTTTGTGGAACCAACTTGATGTATCAAAGTAAATGTCATCATGACAAAGAACCACTATGTCAGTTTTTGATTCCTCAAGAATTTCATTATAAACTTGAGATAATGATTTCTCTCCGTTATTAATCTTTTCAATAACTTCTATTTTTTTAAACCCCGAACTTTTTTTTAAGTACTCGATAAATTGGGGGTTATGTTCTCTTGTTGAATATCCTACTGTAATCATTATTTAATATTTAAATTCCCGTACTTCCAAATCCATTATCACCTCTATCTTTTTCATCAAGTTGGTCAACTTTTTCAAATCTAACATATTCCCCATTTATGACAGGACATAGAACTGCTTGTCCAACTTTCATTCCTTTTGAAATCATTACGGAATGGTTATTTGTATTAAACACAATTACTTGTATTTCACCTGTATATCCTTGGTCTACAGTTCCTGGTGTATTAAGAACGGTTAATCCTTGTTTAATTGCTAAACCGCTTTTAGGTCTAATTTGAAGTTCATAACCTTTCTCAAAAGAAACTTTAATCCCTGTTGGAACTAAAATTCTACCAAATGGTTTAATTTCTAAATCTTGTGTTGAGTGTAAATCAAATCCTGAATCGGATAGGTATGCATATTTTGGGAAAACGGCATCTTTGTGAATTAATTCAACTTCAATAGTTCGTGTCTGAGAATTTTTAAAAAACTCATCATCTAAATCTTCAAAACCCTCTAAATCAACTCCAAAAAGTTCTTCAAGTTCTTTTTGAGATTCTTCATCTGGTTCTATTCCAGAGTCAGATTTAATTTTTTCAAATTTTTCAAGAATGTCATTATAAATTTTTGGGTCAAATCCCATATTATTTAAATTTTTCATTATTTTAAATCTATTAATTTTTTTATTACTTCAATTAATACGGACACATCCTTTTCACAATACTTTACAATTCCCTCAATATCCTTTTTAATCCAAAAAGCTTCATGTACTTTATTCCCTGTTATCTCCATTGTTTTTGATGACTCAACACCCAAACAAACACACATAAGTTCAAGAGACGCAATAGAACCATATCCACCGTATTGCCAAACTTCTTTTGTGTCTAAAGCTTTAATTTCCCACGGTTTAGTGTCGTGACCAGGTAAAATTTTTGGTGGCATAATTCCATTCATAATCATTCGTTTTGCTAACATAGGGATGTCAAATCCCTTTACATTATGTCCACATAAAAAAAATCCTAGTTCTCCAACTCTATGTAAAAGTTTTTGAACATCTAATAACATTTTTTTCTCATCAGTATCACTAAATGATTGCATTTTTATTTCGCCACTTTCAGTTACAAATGCAACACTAATACAAGCAATTCTTGCAAATTCGGGAACTAAGGCAGAACGATTGACAAACATTTGAGAGACTCCATTAGCCCCATCTTCAGGAAATCTTTTTTGAAACCAATCAAAATAGTGTTCAAATTGAAATGAAAGGGATTCGTTATTTTTAACTAATGAATCCCAATCAGGTTGTATTCCGACAGTTTCAATGTCTAAAAATAAAATTTTGGTTAATGGTATGTTAATCATATTATATTATTTAATTATTGATAAATAAAAAGCTCTTCTATCTTTTGTTACGTTATTTAAATCATACTTGTCTTTAACAGTTTCATATAATCTTTCCCCCATATCTTTTACCATGTTAGGGTTCTCAACTAATTTTTTAATATGTTTCGCCCAATCAGAGTGATTTCTATTTTCATCAACTAACATTGCGTTTCCATCAACAAAGTTACCGTGATTTAAACAATGTTTTAAATCTATTGTATATGGACCTAAATCAGATGCAATAAGAGCTTTTTTATAAAATCCCGCTTCAATTACTTTTAATTGTGATTTCATTCTATTAAACATTGTATTTTTAATAGGTGATAAAGATACATCAAATTTTGAATAATTTTTGGCGTAAGATGTTACAGGTTGAGTCCAAACTCTTACATATGATTCGTCATATTGATTTGGGTAAACCTCTTGAGTATAGTTTAATAAATACTTTTTGTAGTCTTCTGACACCAATACATGGTTTTGGGTAAATATTTTTTCGTACTGAGCCCAAACAGTCTCATGTGGCAAAATATCTCTTTTATTATGTTCTCCTGTTTGGTTATTAATTTCCGTTACGGTTCCTCTTGTATCAAAACCACATAAAACAAATTGTAATTTATCTTTAAGATTAATAATCTTATTAAAAGATTGGTCTAATAATTGAATGTCATGTAAATGAGAAGAACCTCCTAACCAACCAATTCTTAATCGGTCTGATTCTAATGTTGGTTCTTTAAATTGTGTTTCATTTGGATTAATTGCATTTGGAAAAACAAAAACGTTTTTATTAAATTTTCTAATTTCAGTTGCAAATATTTCAGTTGTTGTTGTAATATATGTTGCGACTTTAAGATTTGCAACAATTTTTTCATTAATCTTATTAAATTTAATAATATCATGAATTGGGTGTTCTTTACCTGGCATCCAATAATCATCAATATCAGCAACAGTGATTATCCCTAATAAATTTAATTTTTGAATTAATTCATGGGCTTTTTCAAAATCAGAACCAATACTTCTATGGAATACCACTATTTGATATTTAGACCAAAAGACCATATCATCATACTGTGGGTCAAATATAATATCAACATGAAATTCATCTGAATATAAATTTTGTAAAAAAATATGAGGGTCTATTGAACGAAATTTTCCAACACCAGTTTTATCACTAGGGATAACTAAAACATTAATTTTTTTTTCCATATTTTTTAATAACTTTTTAAGACTATTTAGTTTGTTATAAATTATAACAATATTCTTTTATATTATCAACTATTAAAAAATATAAATTAGTGTTGTGTGGGTGGTATATATTAGAGCACAAAAAAACCCTAAACTTTTTAATTTAGGGTTAACATATCTTGGTTAAGATACTTTTTTAATTTTTGTAATTTTACCTTCAAAAATATGTTTTCCAACTTTAAAATTAAAATTTTCATTAGATTTTTCAGAACTTTCAGTTATTAACCCATTTTCAGCAAATGCGTTTTTAATCGCTTCATTAATCATTTTTTGTATTAATTTATAATTAACGGTTCCATTTGTTGATGTCGATTGTTCTGTTTGTTGTATTTGTTGTGTTTGTTTTGCGGATTCAGGAATATATCCACTATTATCTTGTTTCATTAACCTTGTTGCTCTTTCAATAACTTCGTTAGAAATTGTGGTAGATTGTTGTTGAGGTTGAGCAATTGGATGCTCCATCATTAATCTTTTAATTTCGTCAGGTAATTTAGAATTTTTAATTGCATCTACAGTTGGAATTCCGACTGGAGTAGTATTTTCTCTTGGTATGTGAGATAGGTAAGGTTGTTGCGATATGTTAGATTCCTGCAAAAATTCTTCAGGGATATTATACTTTGCCGTTGGGACATTAAATGATTCAGGTAAATTCATTTGCTGTAATGATGTTAGTGGTAGCCCACCATTCATAGAATTTGTATTTTTAATTCTATCCGCTTTATCCATAATTGCCTTTGATAATGCTAATTTTTCTGTTAATCTATCCATATTATGTTTATTGTATTAATGGGTTATCATTAAATGTTGCGTTTATAATCACACTAACCATACTTTTGTCTCCATTAAAATTATAACCAGGCTTAGGTTCATTGTAAACCTCACCAGTTGGTTTGTTTGATAATATTTTATCTAGTCTAAATAATCTCCAACCTGGTAATGGTTGTTCACCATTATAACTTGTATGAGACGCTCCCTCACTATCCCAAGCTCTTAAAACTTTATTTCCCGATTTACTAACACCTAAACAGACAGGTTCAATTTGTCGTATACCTGTACCACCTGGCTCATCACCATTATAATTAATAATAATAATTTTTCGTTTTTTAATCGCATCAACTATACTATCTAAAGAAGCGATTTCACAAATTAAACCTTTTAAAGTTCCATGAAGTTTCATTAGAAATTTGGGTATGTTTTTACTGCACTATATTGATTAATTTTTACTTCGCTTTTTCTTTCGGATACGTCTTCTATTGTTCCTGCAGTTGCATTATATACATCTAAGAAAATCCCCGTACCTCTACCTTTAGAATCTCCGTCAGCGATTGCATCTTTATTAACTGATGAATATTCATTTCCCGATTTAGTATAATTATTTTTAGGAATTAATTTTCCTCTCTCTAGTTCAGCAATAGATGAAAGAGTGTTTGGTTCTGTTTGATTTAAATCTACCGTAATTTGAGTTGCCATAATTTTATATTTTTGATATTATTTCGTTTATTCTCATAACATTTTCATTAACTGATGGCGTATATTTGTCCACAGTCTTTAAGTGTTCTTGAGATGTTCTTACATTTGTAAAATTTTTTTTTTCATGCGGGTCAATAAATTGATTCATCATGCCGGCATTCATCTTATTAGTTTTTGTATTGGCGATGTAATCCCTCATTTTTCTTAATTCATTGTTAACCCAATTTTTAATTTCAACACCACCATTTAAAATAAATGACGGCTCTTTGTGACTACCTTTAAAATTATCAAAAAAATTTTTAATTCTTTTAAGTTGTTTATATGTAATAAATTTTTGATTTTGAAGTTCTTTATTTCTTTTAAATCCTTCAGTATTCTCATCCGCATTTTTAACCATATGAAAAAATTTTTTCATATGTTCCCGTTTGTCAGATGGGAATTCAATTTCGTTATCGTATAAACTTTTATTCATTTTTAAACATCTTTAATAATTCAGAAAGAGAAACTCCTTGTTTTTCCGCTTGTTTTTTTAACGATAAAATATTTTTCTTTAAAATATTTGGTATATCTAATTCTTTTTTACCTATTTCAAGATTATCATATTTTTTTTTACCCATTAAAATATCTTCAACAACTTTAATCATCTTTTGTTTTTGTATTTCAGATATAGTTGCTTTTGTTATAAAATTTTTATCATCATAGTAAGGCGAATTTTCATCTTTTTTACCTGTTGGGTCTTGTCCTTTTTGTTTTGTTCTTTTTTTTGCCTCATCAGGAGTCATACCCATTTTCTTAACTAAAAATTTAAAAGTTTCTTTTCCATCCATATCTTTAGTTTCTTCATAACCAAAAGCTCCTGACATATCAACTTCATCAATCTCTTTAACTGATTCTCTAAAATATGTTCTATATCCTCTTGAAATTGGGTCATTTGTAATACTAGCGGCAGAAACCGTTTGGTCCATAGTTTTTTTTGGGTGAAGTTTTGGGTCAACAATTGGGATTTTTGAGTTAGATAATGTCCCATCTAAATTTACCAATTCTTCTAAATCTTTTTTAAGACTTTTTGTTGTTTTAACTTTTTTATCTTTGGCAACTTTTTTAAGATGGTTTTTAACCATTTCACCTTTACTTTTTTTAAAGTGAATTACCTCATCTTTTTTACGAGCTTCGTTTAAATTTTCTTCCACAGAAAAGTATAAGGAGTATTTATCCCCCTTATCTCTTAATAAAAAATAATATGGAGAAGAATAAAATTCTTTGTTTATAGTAATCATCTTTCTTTTTTATCTATAAATATTACCTCATAAGGTATTTATCATTAGTATATGGCATATCAAAACATTAATCAGTATAATTTTCGTAAATGGGGAATAAAACCTGTCAACGAAATCACCGACATTTGCTTAGCATCGGACGAGAGAGATTATGACCAAGAAGTCGTTTTTTCACCTTTATTAATTGGTGAATTGGATGGAAACAGAATGCCATTTAAATTTGACTTCAATAGTTCAGGGACAACATTATGTCAAACATCAGCATGTTCTTTTGATTACCAAACAATTGTTTCAGAGAATTATTGGAACCCTGATGACATTGAACCCAACTTTTGTCCAATTGTCACACAATTATGTGATATTGGTTTAACAGGAATTGACAACGGACTGGTTCAAAACATGTCGGGAGAAACAATAGAAATTACAACAGGATTATATTCAGGTACAACGGATAAGTTTAGTCGATACAAATATGACAGGAGAATGAAACTTCATCCTATCACAGGTTTTACTACAACTCAAAACAGATTATGGAATGATAACTCATACACTTATGATTTAAATTATCAAAATGTTGGTGGAGATATTGGATATGTTGCAAACTTACAAGGTGGATTCTTCCAAGGGTTTTACAAAATACCGGGGTATGATTACCAAGTTTTTCCTCAAAGAGTTCCATTAGGTTGGACTGCTGAATTTATGTTAAAATATAGATGGACTGGTGATACATCAGGAGGACTTAACAATAGATATCCCGACAATAAGGGTACGTTCTTTTACATGGGGGCAAGAGCCGAGAATAAATTTTATCATTATGCCGATGGTAGTCCAAAACAAGATTCAGGATATACAAGAGTTACATCAGGTTTAACTTGTATGCACACTTGTGGTTGTGCAAGTAGTGCCAATACATCATCACAATGTCTTCAAGTATATCAACCATCAGGTGGTACGATTACAAATTGTACTTGTGGATGTGAGTGTGATTGTACAACAACGGCAGAATATCCGGAAAAAGACCCATTATATGATGAGGTTTCAAATGCGTTGTCTTTAAGATTAAGCGGTGACACGGGTAGTCCAAGATTATGTGTTAAGACATATAGAATAACAGGTGGGTGTGAAAGCACGGGAACTTGTTTAACAGGGATTACTTATGTAACGGGAACTTCATTAACTGAATGGTGTTCAACAAGAGGTATCTTTGACGATTGCTCAGGGACAACATATCAAAATGTTGAACATTGGGTTCAGATTGATGCCGTATTCCAAAGATATGAATGGTTGGATATCTGTGACCTTTACGATAAAGGTGGGCTTGGTCTGCTTGTTAAAGACGTATATTATGCAACAATCGAAGGTAGAAGTGTTACTTTAATTGAGCCTCCAATAACCCATGAGCAACCTTATGACCCAGCATCGACTGAAGTTGTGACATTCACAGATATGTGGACTGAAGAACAAAAGTTTAGATTGGGAACACTTAAGTTTTATGTGAATGGAAAGTTATTCATGGTTACCGAAAACTTTGAAGAAATCATTCCAAGATTGTTAAACACTCCAAAAGAAAAACAAATTGGAGTTGGATATAACATTTCAATTGGTGGTGGTACTCAAGGACTTCACGATAACTTAACATTCTCAGGTGGTTGTCCCACAACTATAAACGAAATCGTTTATCAACAAGACCCTGAAAGTTTAACAACTTATGACTTAGACCATACAATTTATTCTGGTTTAACAACTCATATTAAATTGGAAGAATATTTTGGAGGTAGCATGATTGGTGATATCAGTGCATTTAGAATGTATACTGAACCATTAAATGCTTCCCAAATTAAACACAACTTTAGAATATTAAAATTTAAATATAATTTATTAGACCCTGATTGTTTAAATTGTAGAATAACAATTCCAGGAAATGATTTAACTTATATTTTAATTCCTAATAATGATTTATATTATTTGAGTATACCTGCAAATGATTTGTATTATGAAATAATTGAACCAACACCTACACCAACTGTAACTCAAACTCCATCTGAGACACCAACAAACACACCCACAGGGACTCCTACCAACACACCAACATTAACGGCAACAGTAACACCAACCAATACTGTAACACCAACTAATACTCCAACTGTTACACCAACTTCAACACCAACAAATACTCCAAGTAACACCGCAACGCCAACTAATACAATTACCCCTACGGTAACGACAACTAACACTGCGACACCAACACAAACTTCTACCGTAACTCCTACCAATACTTTAACACCAACAAATACTCCAACTGAAACTCCAACAAACACTCCAACTCCAACATTAACCCAAACTCCAACATCAACACCAAATCTATTTACATCAACTTGGACAACAACAAGTGCAAGTGAAACAATTACTTTACCTTACGATATTGCTGGTACTTATTCGGGGTTTATTGATTGGGGAGATGGCGGTGCGACAAGTATTAATAGTTATGCAAATAGAACTCATACCTACGCAATTGAGGGGACATATACAATAGTAATAGATGGAGACTGTATAGGGTGGAATTTTGGTTCTTATGGAGGTTCAACTAACATTACTTCCGTAGTACATTGGGGACAACTTCAATTAGGTAGTAATATAGGTTCTTATTTTGCCGCTTGTAATAACTTAAATTTATCTTCAGTTCAAGGCACTTTAAATTTGACAGGAATAACTACTTTAGAAGGTTTGTTTAGTTCATGTTCTTCTTTAACTACAATTAATAATATAAATTCTTGGAACACTTCATTAATTACTAATATGAAGGATATGTTTTCTTCTTGCCAAAGTTTTAATCAAGCATTATCTTTTAACACTTCAGCAGTTACTACTATGCAAGGTATGTTTACACAAACAACAAACTTTAATAGTGCATTGAATTTGAATACAATATCAGTTACAAATATGAGAAATATGTTTACTAGTGCAAGAGCGTTTAATCAACCATTATCATTCAATACGATATCAGTTACAAATATGAGTTTTATGTTTCAAAGTGCTACCGCATTTAATCAAAACATAGGTGCGTGGAATGTAGCAAATGTTACACTTTTCACAGGTTTTATGTCAAACAAAACACCTGCAACATTCTCTACTACAAATTTAGATGCTATCTATAATGGATGGGTGACAGTTCAAACAAGTATAAATATATCATTTGGAACCGCAAAATATTCAGCAGCAGGAGTTGCAGGAAGAAATTATTTAACAGGAACAAAATTATGGACAATAACAGACGGAGGACAAGTATAATGAGCAAAATAAAATACCCTACAGAAACTACTTACTTTATATCTTACACTAATACTAATGTCTTTGGATATGGAGTAGTGACACCAGAACAAGTTATGGACTCAGGACAGCCTTATCTCTACACTACATTAAGTGAAGAGGACTGGCTTAAAGAGTTACTAACAAAGTTCAACACAATACCTGAATAATATGCAAACACCAACACATACTCCGACAAGAACTAGAATACCAACATAAAAGAATTAATTATTCGCATTAGTTTCCAATATGATAATTTTGTGTATTTATAGTTGAAATGGAAATTACAATTGGTCAGAATTTAAGTTTACCTGTTTTAAAACTTCAAGTTCCATTCAAGGGAACTGTCGAAATTATAAGAATGTACAACACATCATTAACAGTATTTCAAGTCCTACAAAACTTCAATGCGGATAAATCTAAATACGCACTATAAAAATGTACACCACAGATTGTAATTACTATAGAATAACAAATTATAATAATGTCCAAACAGGATATTATAGATGGACGGGTTGTACTGATATTATTAGTGTTAATCCTGTAGAACCATTACAAACAAGTTATGTCTGTGCAAAAGATTTATATGTTGAGGATTATGCGGCACCTTTAGATGTTGTTAATATGGGATTATGTCCTTCCACAACCCCTACGCCAACTGTAACACCAACACCAACCCAAACATCCGTCACTCCAACACCAACCCAAACATCCGTCACTCCAACTCAAACGCCAACACCAACTCAAACCCCATTAGTTATTTACCAATATAATTTATGGACGGGAGGTTATTATCAAAATGTTTGTGAATCAACTCATGTCGGTACACCATCAAATGTAACAATTTATACAACAAAACCGTTTGAACTTTTGGTGCCAGGAGATAATGCCTTCGGTAATTCATTATTAACCATTCCACCTGTGAACGCAAATTTCACAATTTCAAATGGTAATAGATTTATACAAATGAGCGGAACATTAATTCTTAATGCTGGATTGTGTTGATAAAAACTAATTAATATGTCTAAAACAAAAAGAATAAGTATTTATTAACATGGCAATAGGTGTAAGAATTTTAAGTGATAATTTGAGTGGTCAAACCACAAATGTTACGTATTTACCAGATACAGGTGGGACTATTGATTTAGGGTCTAAAGTTTTTCCATTTAATTATATTTCAAGTTATTATTATGGTATGTACGATTGTTATGTTCCAACATATGGTTATACATATTCTTTAAATGTTCCAGGCCCAACACCAACAAATACTGTTACACCAACACCAACACCAACAAATACTGTAACACCAACAAATACTATAACACCGACAAATACTGTAACACCAACAAATACTGCAACACCTACTAACACACCTACGGTAACAAAAACTCCAACAGGAACACCATCGGTAACACCAACAAATACTCCAACGCCAAATGAAACTCCAACTCCAACTCCGACAAATATACCAACTGTGCCGCCTGTTAATACGACACCTCCTTTAATTACGGGGACTAATATGCCAAATCCTTTTGTCGGAACCACAATTACAACTTCAAACGGAACATGGGATAATTCTCCAACATCATTTACTTATCAATGGTCTAGAGGACTTTTCGCAATAGTAGATGCAGTGTTATCTACTTATGTACTAGAACCAGGAGACATTGGACAAGAAGTAAAATGTACTGTAACAGCAACAAACGAAGTAGGCTCAACATCTGAACCAACTTCAAATAGTGCTTATTCTCTTGGATAACAGAAACCGGTAATTGTAATTAATCTTTGAGTGATAGAGACCACAAATTAAAACTTTAAACTATTTATTAAAATAAAAAAGATTATCAAGTTTACGAGTAACAATAGGAACATACTATTATACATGGGGTAGTGGGGAAACATTAGGAACTTACTATTCCAAGTTGAGTAATACTCCGACAAATAAATAAATTGTACTATAAAAATTTTATTAAGTATTAAAAATTATTAAAGAATAAAAAAATATTTATAATAATATAAAATAACGTAGTATTTATAATAAAATATCTAAAATGGCTTGTAGCAAATATACCTTAACAAATACTGGCTCAACTATAGTAAATTTTAACTATAGACGATGCGACGATTCTATGTGGGAGTACCAAACGGAATTGACACAAAATGAAACTAAAACAATTTGGTTAATTGATAATACTTACTCAACCGCACCTTTATTTTATTCTAGTATTGTTTTAATTAATAATGGTGTTTTTCCACCTCTTTTCCCAACTCCAACCCCAACTTCAACACCAACACAAACGCCTACAAATACTCCAACACCAACAAATACTTCTACTCAAACTCCAACTCCAACAAATACTTCCACTCAAACTCCAACACCAACAAATACTTCTACTCAAACGCCGACTAACACCTCAACTCAAACGCCGACTAACACCTCAACTCAAACGCCGACTAACACCTCAACACCGACAAATACTGTAACACCAACAAATACTGTTACACCAACAAATACACCAACAAATACACCAACAAATACTCAAACACCAACTGTTACTCCAACAAAAAATAGATTTAGTTTTGTAGTTTCAACAGGTACAACAGCTTATGATTCATGTAATGGTATTAACACACCAACAATAACAATATATGGTGATGAGGTAATTTTTGACCAAAATGTATTATTTTATGATTCGTTATTTGGTCCAATCACAACTAACATGTCAGGATACTATACAAATTCAGGTCAAGTTGTTCAATTACTTTCAACAGGATATGAAACCGGAGGATTCTCACTTTGTTCGATGATAATTACAAATACTCCTACACCAACAAATACTGTAACACCAACTAACACACCAACCGTAACTACAACACCAACGGCAACATTTGCATATTATACATATAATTTAGGAAGTGGTACATCAATATATGATGCATGTTTCGCAGTTCCATCTTTAGTTTATGGTAGTGTTGCTGCAGGACCTGGTCCAAACGTAGGAGAAATTTTATATTCTAATACATCATTAACAACTCCAATTCCGGATGGTTTTTATTCTAAAAATGGACTTGCTTGGTATAACGTTACTGGTGGTCTTGGACAAGTTACTACATCAGACCCTAACGGATGTTTATCAATTCCAACATCAACACCAACATTAACGGCAACAGTAACACCAACCAATACTGTAACACCAACAAATACACCAACTAATACTGTAACACCAACTAATACACCAACTAATACTGTAACACCAACTAAAACTGCAACACCAACTGTAACACCAACTAAAACTGCAACACCAACCGTAACTACAACACCAACGATTACTCCAACAAAAACTAGATTTCCTTTTGTAGTTTCAACAGGTACAACAGCTTATAATTCATGTAATGGTATTAATACAATAACAATATATGGTGATGAGGTAATTTTTGATGAAAATGTATTATTTTACGATTCATCATTAGGACCAGTTACAACTGACATGTCAGGATACTATACAAATTCAGGACAAGTAGTTCAATTACTTTCAACAGGAGTGGAAACCGGAGGATTCTCATCTTGTTCATTAATCCCAACTAATACACCAACCGTAACTCAAACTTCAACACCAACAAATACTCCTACCGTAACTAAAACACCAACAAATACACCAACCATAACTTCAACACCAACAGCAACATTGGCGTATTATACATATAATTTAGGATATGATGGATTTGCGGCAATTGACGCATGTACAGCATATGACCCAGGAACACCAGTTTATGTTTATGGTAGTGTTGCTGCAGGACCTGGTCCAAACGTAGGAGAAATTTTATATGATGATACCGCATTAACAACACCAGCATCAAATGGTTATTATTCTAACGGAATTGCTTGGTATAACATTACTGGCGGTCTTGGACAAGTTACCACATCAGACCCTAATGGATGTAATTATACCATAGGTGACAATGCTTTAGGTGGTTATATCGCTTACATATTACAACCTGGAGATTCAGGATATGACGCAAATGTTCAACACGGTTTAGTTGCTACAACAACAAATGTTTCAAGTTCTGCATCATGGGGTTGTCCGGGTACTCTATTAACAGGAGCTAGTGGAACTACAATTGGGACAGGTAATCAAAACACCATAGATATAGTAAATGGATGTGCTAATGCGGGAATTGCGGCTAGATTGTGTTCAGATTTATCACTAAATGGATATAATGATTGGTATCTACCAAGTATAGATGAGTTAAATAAAGTATGGGATTTTAGAAATGCTTTTGGAGGATTTACAGAAGGAGAATATTTAAGTTCTACTCAAATTGGAGCTGACGAAATAAATTATATCTTCTTTAATATGGGTATTACTCCAGAACATCTTCCATTAATAGAGACTACTGGTAAGGGTCAACTTATGAACGTTAGAGCGATTAGGTCTTATTAACAATTTATTTAAAATATAATATAAATTATTATAGATAAAACCCTTCAGTTTTTTGAAGGGTTTTTTATTTTTAGGTATAAAATAATATTATATGAAAATTTTCGTTCAAATCGCCTCTTATAGAGACCCTCAGTTAATTCCAACAATTAAAGACATGTTGGCAAACGCCAAAAAACCAAATAACCTTGTCATAGGTATTGCAAGACAATATAGTGATGAGGATGGTTTTGATAATTTAGATGAATACAAAGACGACAAAAGATTTAGAATCTTAGATATTCCTTATCAAGACGCCAAAGGTGTATGTTGGGCGAGACACCAAGTTCAACAACTTTATAAAGGTGAAACTTACACCCTACAAATTGACTCTCACATGAGATTTGTAAAGGATTGGGATGATATCCTTATCAAAATGATAAAGGGGTTACAGAAGGACGGATACAAAAAACCTCTACTTACGGGTTATGTTCCTTCTTTTGACCCCGAAAATGAACCAGCAGGAAGAGCTCAAGAAGCTTGGAGAATGGTTTTTGACCGATTTATTCCTGAAGGAGCAGTGTTTTTCTTACCTGAAACAATTCCAGGATGGAAAGAAATGAAGAAACCTGTGACCTCAAGATTCTATTCGGCTCACTTTTGTTTTACATTAGGACAATTCTCAACGGAAGTCCAACATAACCCTGAATATTATTTTCACGGTGAAGAAATTTCAATTGCCGCAAGAGCTTACACTTGGGGTTATGATTTATTTCACACTCATATTCCTGTTGTTTATCACGAATATACTCGTAAGGGTAGAACAAAACAATGGGATGATGACAAAACTTGGGGACAAAAGAATAGTCACTCTCACTTAACAAATAGAAAGTTATTTGGTATGGACGGTGAAAAACAAGAAGGTCATGATGGTCCTTATGGTTTTGGTCCTGTTAGGACTTTAACGGAATATGAAAAATATGCTGGTATTTTGTTTTCAAAGAGAGCGATTGACAAACATACCTTAGATAAAAATTATCCACCAAATCCATATAATTTTGAAACAGAACAAGAATGGAAAGATAGTTTCTGTATGATGTTCAAACATTGTATTGATATCGGATATTCACAAGTTACTGAAACTGATTATGATTTTTGGGTTGTTGCATTCCATAATGATAAAGATGAGACTTTATTTAGAAAAGATGCCGACAAAAACGAAATTGCAGGTTTTATGATAGACCCTGACAAATACTGTAAAGTATGGAGAGAGTTCCAAACTGATGAAATGCCTTCTCATTGGGTTGTTTGGCCTCACTCAGAATCAAAAGGATGGTGTGATAGAATCACAGGTAGATTAACCAATAACCAAGTTAGTTAATGAAATTTAATGAAATACCTAAATTTGTTGTTAATTTAGAAAGACGACCTGACCGATTGGAACATATCAAAAAAGAGATGGAATATATTGGTTGGGATTATGAAATATTCAAAGCGATAGATACTAATTCTTATATGGGTATTACTCGTTCTATTTTGGAAATAATTAAAATTGCAAAAGAACAAAAATATCCTCGTGTAATGGTAATTGAAGATGATTGTTCCTTCATGCCATACGCTAAAAATTTCTTAGAAAAATTAGAAAATAAATGTGATGGATTAACGTTTGGGGTTTTTAATTTATCACCAACTTTAAATAGATTTATTAATAGAAGTCAGGATAATGAAATGTTATTAGATATGACTAATTTACCTGAGAAAGAAGAACATTTACGAGACATTTACGCTTGTAATATGATTATATTTGACGAATCAATTTATGATGAATTGTTTAACATTAAAGATACGGCATTTCAAAGTGGTGAATATTTCTATGCAATTGATGATTATATCTTTAAGTATATAATAACAAAACATCAAAGTTATTGTCCAATTTTACCTGTTGCACCACAAGGTAATGATTTATCCAATATTTCTGACGGTGTTTATAATAACTTTTATTTACAAACATATAATTGGAATTTATTTAGTCCTATAAAAATTCCAAATGAATTTATGGACCAATATAAAAATCAAGAAATAAAAAATAACAAAGAATATAAAGAAGTTTATTATGTCGGTTAAAATTATCACATCAATTTATAGTGATTTACATGGTACAGAGTTTGGTGGTCGAGTTGGTAGAGGAGGTCATTACAGATTTAGTCTATTGTCGTTATTAAAAATAACAGACGCCGATTTTTTATGTTACACTTCAGACAGAGAAATTAAATCCTTAGAATCATTTTTTTACGACGAAAACGGAGTGTCTCCCGAAAAATTACAATTTCAAGTTTTTGACATTGCAAACACAAAATTCAAAGATTTAATTAACCAATATAAAAATATTGAAGGAACTAAGAAATCGGATAGATGTATTGAAATACAATATTCAAAATTTCATTGGTGGTCAAATGAAGATAAATCTTACGATTATTATTATTGGATTGACGCTGGTCTTTCTCATTGTGGTTTAATACCTTTGAAATATCTAACAAGTACTCACCCGCAAGGTAGATATTATGAAAGTAACCTGTTTAATAATGATTTTATTAAAAATGTTATTGAGGATACTGGTGATAAATTTTTACTTTTGGGTAAAGAAAATGACCGAAATTATTGGTCTGGAACTGTAAAAAGAAAATGGTATACTGAATACGATAGAAGTATTCATATTATTGGTGGAATGTTTGGTGGTCATAGAGATAAGTGGGATGAGATAGTTAATATATTTGAAGGATACACTAAAAATATTATTGAGGAAGATAAAGGATTACCACATGAAGAAGAGGTAATGTCATTAATGTATGTAAACCATAAAGAATTATTTGAAAGAAAACATTTTGATATTTGGTGGTGTAGGGATAATGCACCTACAGGGGTAACAGATGAAATGTTTACATTAAACAAAAGTTTTTATAAAATTTTAGAAGAATTCAATAGAATATATGAGTAATATAACGTTAGTAACAGGAATATGGGATATCGGTCGAGAAGAATTAACCGAAGGTTGGTCAAGACCCTACCAACATTATTTAGATAAGTTTGAACAACTTTTAAAGTGTGATGAGAACATGATTATTTTTGGGGACGAAGAACTTCAAAAATTTGTTTTCGAAAGAAGAAGTCATGACAATACACAATTTATTCTTAGACCAATGTCTTGGTTTAGAGAATCTGAATTTTTTAACAAAGTTCAGAAAATTAGAACTGATGAAAATTGGCAAAATTTATCTGGTTGGTTAAAAGAATCAACACAATGTAGATTAGAAAATTATAATCCATTAGTTATGTCCAAGGTATTCTTATTACACGATGCTAAGATTATGGACAGATTTGACTCTGAATATATGTTTTGGATTGATGGTGGTTTAACAAATACCGTTCATCAAGGTTATTTTACTCATGATAAAGTTTTAAATAACTTGTCAAAATACATTTCAAAATTTTCATTTATTTGTTTTCAATATGACGCTGAAACTGAAATTCATGGTTTTGAATATAATAAGTTAAATTCTATTGCGGGTTCAAAAGTTAATAAAGTCGCGAGAGGTGGATTTTTTGGTGGCCCAAAGCATACCATTAGTGATATTAATGGAATATATTATAATTTGTTACAAACAACTTTAGATGAAGGTTATATGGGTACCGAAGAATCAATCTTCAGTATTATGTGTTATAAACACTCAGATATGGTTAATTATTTTGAAATTGAATCTAATGGTTTGGTTGGTAAGTTTTTTGAAGATTTAAAGAATAATGAATTGAAACCTAAATCTGAAAATATTCATAAAGAAACAAACACATTAGATGTTAATAAAGTTGGTTTATATGTGATTACATTTAATAGCCCAAAACAATTTTCAACTTTAATTGAATCCATGAATGCTTACGATAAAGATTATTTATTAAAAACTAAAAAGTTTTTGTTAGATAATTCAAGTGATACTTCAACATTTGATGACTATGCTAAATTGTGTGAAGAAAATGGGTTTGAACACATTAAGAAAGATAATTTAGGGATTTGTGGTGGTCGTCAATGGATTGCCGAACATTTTCAAAATGAAACAGATTTAGATTTTTATTTGTTTTTTGAAGATGATATGTTCTTTTATCCAAAAGAGGGAGATGTATGTAGAAATGGTTTTAACCGATATGTTCCAAATTTATATTCAAAAACATTACAAATTGTTAAAAAAGAAAACTTTGACTTTTTAAAACTCAATTATAGTGAATTCTTTGGAGACAATGGCACTCAATGGTCATGGTATAACGTACCTCAAGATGTTAGACAAAAGTATTGGCCAGGTAAAGACAGATTACCTGTTCAAGGATTAGACCCAAATGCTCCAAGAACGGTATATGATTCAGTTAATTCATTTCAAGGAGTTCCTTATGTAACAGGTGATGTTTATTATTGTAATTGGCCTCAAATTGTTACAAGAACAGGAAATCAAAAAATGTTCTTAGATGTAACATGGGGACATCCATTTGAACAAACTTGGATGAGCCATATGTATCAGTTGGTTAAGAAAGGTGAGTTGTATCCTGGATTATTACTTATGACACCAACAGAACATGATAGATTTGAACATTATGAAAGAAGTTTAAGAAAAGAGTCATAACAATATATTTATTGTTATGGAATTCTTTATTAAACAAAACTCGACGTTACCTGTATTAAAAATGCAAGTAGTAAAAGATGGTAGAGCGGGTTACTTGGAACTGATGCAGGACTTGGAAGTTTCTACTATTTTTTTTACAATGATTGATGTTGAGACCGAAATCCCTAAAATTGTGTCTGCCCCTTGTGAAATTGTTTCACTTATCTTACCTTTAGGTGCGACACCTGAATATTATATCTATTACAAATTCACTTCAAGAGACACAAACACACCAGGTAGGTATGTTGGTCAGTTCTTAATTAAGAATGACGAGGGAAATTTAATTCTTCCAATCAGAGAGGAATTATATATTAATATTCAACCAAGTTTTATTTCGGAAACTGCTTGTTGTTAATTTGATTAATCCAATTTTTTATTTATATTTATTTACGAAGGTAAATTTCACGACGGTGTGAAAGCTAATGAACCAAAGAAATAAGTATTATGATATCTAACGAAGAAATTGAATCTTTCTTGCACGGCAACGACCCTGAAGAATTTATTGTGGCAATTGAATTTGACTACGCATCCAACTCCATTTACAAAATAAAAGAAATTCCTGGCAAAGGAAAAGAAATACGTAAAGACACATTTACCCCATTTGCTTGGGTTGGTGATTTACGAAATATTAACTTTTACGGTGGTTCTAAATCCGCCCAAAAAGTTGCCATGACCAAACATGGTATTATGATTGATAAATTAGAAACTCATGGTGATGAACGATTAGAAAAAGGTATGACTTTTATGGTTAAATCTCTTAAAGGTTATCGTGAACTAATCCAATTCTTTAGAGAAGGTGGGTGTGACCCGTGGGGAGAAAAGACAAAGGATAAAATTATTGTTTTACCACCTGTAGAACAATATCTTATTTCAAAAGAAAAACGATTATTTAAAGGTTTTGAAAATTATAATGAAGTCACCCGACTTGTATATGACTTAGAGACAACCTCTCTTGAACCACAACACGGTCGTATTTTTATGATTGGAATTAAAACAAATAAAGGATACCACAAAGTTATTGAATGTATTGATGAATCTGAAGAGCGAGGAGCAATCATCGAATTCTTTAATATTATCGACGAGTTAAAACCAAGTATTATTGGTGGATATAATTCTGCAAACTTTGACTGGCATTGGATTTTTGAACGTTGTAAAATCTTGGGTCTTGACCCAAAAAAGATTTGTAAATCATTGCACCCCAAACATTCATTCACAAGAAAAGACGGAATGTTAAAACTTGCAAATGATGTGGAAATATTTACTCAAACTTCAATTTGGGGTTATAATGTCATTGATATTATCCACGCAGTTCGTAGAGCTCAGGCAATCAATTCTAGTATTAAAGCCGCTGGATTAAAATACATTACCAAATATATCAATGCTGAGTCACCGAGTCGTGTGTATATTGACCACGATAATATCGGTAAGATGTTCCTTAACAAAGAGGAATATTGGTTAAACACACAGAATGGTAATTACAAAAAGTCCAACAATCCTGCATATAATGATTTAGACACAAAGTTTCCTAACGTATACAAAAAGATTACAGGTGATAAGATTGTAGAGATGTATCTTGATGATGACTTAGATGAAACCTTAAAGGTTGACCAAGAGTTTAATCAGGGGTCGTTCCTACTTGCAGCGATGATTCCAACAACATACGAGAGAGTATCTACAATGGGTACCGCAACTCTATGGAAAATGTTAATGTTAGCTTGGTCTTATAAACATGGACTTGCAATCCCCGCCAAACAAGGTAAAACAGACTTCGTAGGAGGTCTCTCACGACTACTTAAGGTTGGGTATAGTAAGAATGTACTTAAACTAGATTTTTCTTCGTTATATCCATCTATTCAGTTAGTACACGATGTATTCCCTAAGTGTGATGTAACGGGGGCAATGAAAGGAATGTTAAAATACTTCCGTGACACTCGTATCAAATACAAACAACTTGCCGAAAAATACTATGAAACCGACCGTAATAAGTCAGAATCATATGGTAATAAACAATTACCAATTAAGATTTTCATTAACTCGATGTTTGGGGCGTTGTCAGCGCCACAAGTGTTTGCTTGGGGAGATATGTACATGGGAGAACAGATTACTTGTACAGGTAGACAATACCTTCGTCAGATGATTAAGTTCTTTATGACTAAAGGTTATGTTCCTTTGGTAATGGATACTGACGGTGTAAACTTTTCAACTCCTGATGATTCAAAAGACAGGGTTTATGTTGGTCGTGGATTAAATTGGAAAGTTAAGTTGGGTAAAGAATATTATGGTCCTGAGGCTGATGTTGCCGAGTATAATGATATTTTCATGAGAGGCGAAATGGCACTTGATACGGATGGGGTTTGGCCTTCATGTATTAACTTGGCTCGTAAGAACTATGCGGTTATGGATGACAAAGGTAAAATCAAATTGACAGGTAACAGTATCAAGTCAAAGAAACTTCCATTATATATTGAGGAGTTTTTAGATAAAGGGATAAAGATGTTATTGGAAGGTAATGGTCAAGCATTTGTCGAATATTATTATGAATACCTACAAAAGATTTTCGACAAACAAATACCGTTAAGTAAGATTGCTCAACGAGCAAAAGTTAAACTATCTGTAGATGACTATAAGAAAAGATTAACAACTAAAACTAAATCGGGTAATAGTATGAGCCGAATGGCTCACATGGAACTTGCAATACAAGAAAATCTTGCGGTAAATCTTGGTGATGTTATTATGTATGTGAATAACGGATTAAGAGCTTCACATGGTGATGTTCAGAAAAAAGGAGACGGAGTTCAAATCAATTGTTATATGTTACACAAAGACATTTTGGAAAATGACCCTAATTTAACAGGTGATTATAATATACCAAGAGCAATTACTACATTTAACAAAAGAATGGAACCATTGATGGTTGTATTTCAAGACGAGGTTAGAAATAACTTAATTGTTAATGACCCTGAAAATAGGGGTATTTTTACAAAATCACAATGTGAACTTATCAATGGACATCCATTAGGTAATGGTGACCAAGATAGATTACAAGAAGACGTACTTGATATAACAGAACAAGAATTAAATTATTGGGAAAGAAGAGGTTTAAGTTGTGATTATATCTATGATTTTGCTGAAGAGGATTGGAAAGAAAAATTAGGAATTCTTGAGACCGTCTGACGACAAGATATACCAGTTACCAACACAAAATCTAAATTCAATACATGAGTATCTATCAGCAATTACTTCATCATACTCTTCATCAATTTTACCAATATCTGGTTTAATTTTTAAATAAGTCATAGATTTTATAACTACATGGTCTGTTGTTTTTGAATCTAATATGATTGTTGACTCTTGTACATTTCTAACGATAACACACTCTTCACCATTTGTTCTATATTCTTTTTCAGATACTATTGAAATTTCAGAAGTTTCAATAACTTCACCATTAATTAATCTTGTTGATGGTATTGTTTTAATAATTGCCATAATTTAAATTACATATATTTGACGAGGCATTGCTCTGAATTTCATTTGTTTATTTAGATTTTCAGCGAGTAACGCTTCTTTTTCCATTACTTTTTCAGGACGTAATCTTGTTAACCAACCTTCAGCCCCTGTCAATTCTTCAATCAACTTTGTCTTTTCGTCTTTACCTTCAGTTAATAAACTTGTGTAGTCCATTGTTAATTCTGAATCAGGAGCCTTTAAATTTCCACTGTATTTTCCTCTAACTCGACCTAACGTTTCTTTAACATATGCGGTGAACCATCTTCTTACCCATTGTTGTGCGGGAACATTTAAGTCAACCCAATTCATTTCTTCTAAAGGAACTTCGTTTGGCATTTTAATTACGTCAGGATTATTTTTTAAACAATCAGCTCTACTATCAGGTGTTACATCGTAGTACCAATACCAAACAGCATTACCAACGTATTGACTATAATTACTCCAATTAAATCGACTACCAGGTGCATTGTATAACTGTAAATCTTTTTTACCATCAGGTAATGCAGTAATTCTATAAGTTAAAGAACCACCAAGGATTCTTTTTATAATATTCGCTTCTTGCATTCTTATCAAGTAATCAAACCCTGACATCATATAATAAGAACCCTGATTACCCACTTGGGCAAAACCAGATTCATTTGCACCAAGACCTGCTCCAGCACCAATACCTCCCATACCAAATGCAGTAATAGGTCGATTACTAAACCATAGTACTTCATTTATTTCACGACCTGCAGGGATTTCGTAGTTTTGTTTGTTTTTTTCAAGAACAATATAATCTTTTTTTAATACCCAAGGACCTTCAGCTTGAAGACCCACAATTTTTGAGTATGAATATGAGAATTGTTTTTCAAAATCCATTGTTCTTGTGATTAACGCTTGAGCAACAGATTTTTCACTCATATTAAGATTAACCAAGTTAACCCATTGACTATCAATTAGCCAATTTAAGATATACTGTTCGTAATCTTGAATGGATAATTCCATTAACGAATCCATCATTTCATCAGTGACTTCAACACTTCTTAATGGTGCACCCAATAGATGTTTTATTCTCGTATAAATTTTTGACCTTTCTGGTTCTGGTATAACTGACATATCTAATAAATATCGTTTAGTTTATTATATACTATATAAAAGTGAATCAAGTGGAAAAACAAAATTACCACCAACAATTTTTGGTTTTTTATCAAACACTAAAACATTCTTTCCTCGTTGAAAAACCATCCAATCCGTTTTATATAATTTAACACTTGCGGTACCCTCCAATTCAATTCCACTTTCAGTTTTTTTCATTTCTCTAAATGGTTTAACTTGTGCGGTGTGTAACTTACCATCTTTAAATATTTCTAAATCAACACCTTGAATTGCATCTTTTTTATTTCCTAACTCACCAACCAACTCAACTTTTGCATTTTGACCAAAAAATCTTTTAAGGATTGATAACGTAATTTGTTCTCTTTTATCACCTGCATTATTTTTTTCTGTTAAGGTTCTTAATAAATTAATAAATGTTGAACTTTGTTTATCAAATATTCTATATTTAAAATGTCCTAACGCATTTACAAATCTCTCAACTTCTTTTTTCTGTTCTGCGGGAGTTTTATCGGTAAAAACGATTGGTTTTTTATTTGGTATAGTTGTAATAACTTGATTTAAATCTTTTAATAAAATACAAAATGCTGTGTAATTTGTGTTGAGTTTATTAATTACTGACCTACCAGGTCCCTCAATATCATAAATACCCGGTAATTGATTATTTGGAGGAATTTCAATATAATTTTCATTAAAAACTTCTTTGAGGATTCTATTGATACCATTCATGTAAGTCCATTTAATATCTTGATTTACGTTGAATAACATTCTGTAAAATTCGTTATCAGATTTTGAACACATTTCAGATTTACCTTCACTTAATATTTGTTTCATTTTGGTAGATTCTGTTATTTTGGTTTCAACTCTCATTTCGTACATTTTAGTTACAAATTCCCAATTAACAACTTTCCAAAAGTTTGTTATGTATTCGTCTCTTTTATTTCGGTACTTCAAATAATAAGCGTGTTCCCATAAATCTAACCCCAACAATGGAAACCCACCACCTTCAATCACATTCATTAATGGATTATCTTGGTTTGGAGTTGACATAATCTTTAAAGTGTTATTAGAGGTTAGAATTAACCACGACCAACCTGAACCAAAACGGTCTTTGGATTGTTTTTCAAATTCTTTTTTAAAGTTTGTAAATGTTCCCCACTGTTTGGTGATTTTTGTATAAAGTTCACCAGTTAGTTTTTTTGGTTCGGGAGTTAACATATTCCAAAACAAAGCGTGGTTAAATGCTCCACCTGCGTTATTTCGAATTGTTTTATCAAAACGATTAATAGTTTTGATTATTTTTTCTAAATCTAAATCTCCGTATTTTTTCTTTGATAATGCGTCGTTTAGTTTATCGACATACCCTTTGTAATGTTTATTGTAATGGAAACTCATGGTTTCGGGGTCAATAAACTGTTTGAGGGCTGAGTAGGAATAAGGTAGTTTCTCTATTCCGATTTTTTTCATTTCTGTAATCAACAACTCTTTTTCTTTGGTTACGTGATTTTCAAGTATCTGTAATTCTAGTTGTTGGATTTTCTCTTGTGTTTTTTTCATAGTATTGGATTATCCGTTATATATAAATAATCCGTTCTTTGTTAATATCTCAATTCATTAATTCTTTGTAGGATTTCTTCTGCAGCATCTGCTGGATGTTGGTTGTCTCCCATTACAGTTGCAATGACTTGTTTTTTGTTGTTTAGGATATCGTAGATGATACCTTCGATTGTATTTTCGAATATTGGATAATAAACCAAAACGTTATTTTTTTGACCGTAACGATAAGCTCGGTCTTCAGCTTGGGCGTGGTCTGATGGAAGGAATGATAAGTCATTCATAATAACAGCTTCAGCAGCAGTTAATGTTATACCGACACCAGCAGCTTTAATATTACCTACAAAGACTTTAATCTTGGGGTTATCTTGGAATTGGTCAACGGAGTTTTGTCTGTTGGGTTTTGACATAGAACCATCAAGTTTAACCGCGGCTTTACCAAAATGTTCTGCAATTTTATTTAACGAATCGGTGAAATTACAGAAAATGATTACTTTCTTATCTTGTTCAAGAATATTTTCCGCTAGTTCAATAGTTTGTTCAATTTTTTCATCGGCAATAATTTGTCTAATTTTTGTTAACTTTGAAAATTGAACGGTTAATGATTTGGATTCGTCAGGGTTCTTGTCATACCAATCATAGTATTCTCCCATAACATTTTCATATAATTTTGATTTTAATCTTAGGTAAACAGGTGTGATAATCTTATCGGGTAAATCAAGAACATTTTCTTTTAATCTTCTTAATGTTAAACCTAAGGTTCGGTCTCTTAACTCTTCCAAGTTTGACGCCCCTGTTACATTCCAAATCTTTCTTCCCCCAACATTAAATTGGTATCCAGAACAATAACGGATAGCGTATGCCATCCAATTCTTTGCAACAGGAGAATCAATTATACTTAATAAATTAAAATAATCGATTGGCCGTGATGTCATTGGTGTACCCGTTAACAACCAAAGTCTTTCGGTATTTTTGACAATATCATTGATTAGTTTCGTCCTCTGCGCCGTACCATTCTTAATATAATGGGCTTCATCGATAATAACTAAATCAAAGTTGGACGCAAGGACTTGAGATTCGTTTTTCTTTTTAGGGTCATGGAAATTTTTAATTATGTCGTAGTTTATGATTACAAAATCAGCTTCGGTACTGAAATTTTTACTTTCTGCAATGTAGATTGATTTGTCTGAGTAATTTTCAATCTCACGTTTCCAGTTAATTTTTAATGTTGCAGGACAAATGATTAATACTTTTTTTGAGTTTGATTCTAACGCAGCAATAATTGTTGAGGTTGTTTTACCAAGACCCATATCGTCGGCAAGGATAAACTTTTTATTCTCAACCAATTTTTGTATTGCTTCTTTTTGGTGTTCAAGTGGTGGACGATGTGAATACTTCGAGTAATCAATTACCACATCTTTAACTGAATTGTCTTTGATAATTGCGGCCTTTGGTAACCAAAAATCGTGAAGTTCTTCATTTTCAAAAACTCTACCCCAAATGTGGTAAGCCTTTTCTTTATCCGCCAATAACTTCTCAACCCAAACTTTTTGTGGAATTTCAGTATATAATTTGTCGTCGGCTAATTTCTGAGCAAAGTATGTGTCAAGGATTACCCATTTTTTTGCGACTTTTGGTTGTTTATTGTGAAAATTAATAATGTATTCTGATTGGCTCCTTGTTGGATAAAATTTTCTATTAACCTGTGATTTACGTTTTAATTCCAAGATATAGTTATTGCCACCCTCATATGACTCAAGAATGGACATTGCCTTTGATTCTAAACTAACGTTACTCATTTAATATTAATAAACTTATTTAAAATATAATAAAACTTTAAGTATTTATCAATATATGAAACGGACATTAGAAAAGTTAGTTCCAGTTACAAGATTAGGTAAATTTTTTGGTAATGAAGATTTTGACCTTGATATTGATATGGGACAAGAATGGCTTGAGGGTGATATGAATTTTACCGTTGTGTTGTATCGTATTGATAGGTACAAAACAAAAAAAGACGATGTTTACGGTGAAGTTTTAGAAGATGGGATACAATTTATGGCCCCTATTGAATTAAAAGGTTTAGTTCAAGTTATGGCACCAACTAATAAGTTATACGGTAGTTCTAAAGTTGAAATACAAGAACCTGGAAATTTAAAGTTCTCAATTTATCAAAAACAACTTGATGACTTAGGTGTTGAGATTTTTATGGGGGATTACCTTGGATATTATGAAACAGAATCTAAAGTCAGATACTATTCCATTAGTGATGACGGATATGTTGTGTCTGACAGTAAACACACTTACGGTGGATATAAACCATTCTATAGAACAATTGTTGCAACATATGTAAGTCCTGATGAATTTACAGGATTATAATAAAATTATTATTAAATAATAACATGCCACTACCAAGAACAATAGTTAAACCAACATTACCTTTAGTACCAAAAAAAATTTTATCTGAAAGGAGAGAACAACTTTTAGAATATATTAAAGATGATGGAACTTATTTACCCAAATCAGTATTACATGCGGATTTGGATAAGGGTATGCTTGAATTTGTTAAAGACAAACTTAAAGTTGTTACCTCAGGTAAAATAGTTCCATTATTAGATATTATAATCACAACTCAAAATTGGTCACAATATTTAGAAACTTGGAAATTTGTGGATGTTGACTATAATCCAACCCCCCCATTTATTACTGTTGTTAGGACTCCTGAAGTTAAGTATGGCACAAATCCATCACTTCAATATACAATACCAAACAGAAAACAATTTTATTACGCATCGGTACCAACTTGGAATGGAAACGAACAAGGAATGGATATTTATACAATTCCACAACCAGTTCCTGTAGATATTACATATAATGTAAAAATTATTTGTAATAGAATGAGAGAGTTAAATCAACTTAATAAAATTGTGATGCAAACATTTTCATCAAAACAAGCATATACCTTCATTAAAGGTCAATATATACCAATAATATTAGCCAACATTTCCGACGAATCTCAATTAAGTATGGAATCTAGAAAATATTACGTCCAAAATTATGAGTTTACTATGTTGGGTTATTTAATAGATGAAGAAGAATTTGAAGTAAAACCAGCAATTCAAAGAGTGACTCAATTAATTGAAATGGACACAGCACCAAGAAAAAAAAGAATAAACAAATATCCTAAAAACCCTGATAATTTTGAAACTCCGTTTTTATTTGTTTCAGGTAATACAAGTTTAACAGATGTAATTGAATTTAGCTCAAATATGAATTTACTTTCAACAAGTAATGTTGATACTTTTGATGTATATATTAATAATGATTATTATGGGAGCGACCTTCAAAAAATTGAGATTACAACAAACGATATTTTAACTATAGAAGTCACAAAAAATGACAATACTAAAGAATCAAACATACTATATGAAAATAAATTAATTTAATTTTCCCCATAAATGTCTTTCTTTTCTTTACATTTTTCTATAATTAAATTTTCTAAAAATTTGTAAATTTTTATTCCCCGTTTATCACAATATTTTTTTAAAATATCGTGTGATTCAGGAGATATTTTGATGTTTTTTATTTCTTTTTTAGGGTTCATAGGTAGAAAAAAAGCAGTATTTATTCATACTCTTTATAAATACTTATCTAAAAGTAAAGTTTTTTCATAAAAACTCTAATATTTATCAATAAAATAAATCTGTAACAGAATAATTTAATAATGGCAGCACAAGCAAATCAAAAAGTATTTGTATCACCTGGAGTGTACACATCGGAAACCGACTTATCATTTATCGCCCAAAGTGTGGGGGTAACAACTTTAGGCCTTGTTGGAGAAACTTTAAAAGGTCCAGCATTTGAACCAGTATTCATAACGAATTTTGACGAATTCCAATCATATTTTGGTGGTTCAGAGCCCGTTAAATTTTATGGTACTCAGATACCAAAATATGAGGCGGCATATATTGCCAAATCATATTTACAACAATCAAATCAATTATTTGTAACAAGAATTTTAGGATTGTCCGGATATGATGCAGGACCGTCTTGGAGTCTTTCATTAGTTGCTAATGTTGACCCAACAACTATTTCTGCACCATCAAATCCTGTGGCTTTTACTGCAACGTTTACCGGTACATCATCTGGAGGCACATTTAACCTTATAAGTGGGACATTACCAAATCAAGTTGAACTAAATAAACAATATAAATTACAAGACGGTTCAGTATCTACAATACAAACCGATTTTAACAATTATTTAAGCGAGATTGTAAATACAACATCACTTTCAGCAACAACGTCAGTTATATATGGCTCAATACTTTATGATGACAATTATTCTCTTACATATGGAAGACCTAATGTAAAAACTCCATATGATTGTGTACCTATTTTAGAAGAAAATAATTTATCTGCGTCGTCAAACGACCCTTGGCTTTATGCTAATTTTAATATTTCTTCAGGAAATAATTATTCGGGTTATTCTTTTTATTATGTTATTGATAATATAATTTCTAATGTGGATTCTAATTTTACGGTTACTATTTCTGGAGCTTCCGTTAATTTTACAGGTATGGCGTACACCGACTTCAATAATATGGTTGTTGGTACTATTCGTTCACGAGGTATTTGTAATTATGTTAATAGTGCCGGAAGTAATGACCATGGTCCAGTTTATGAGGTTGGTATTGATTACAACAATAATAATACTTGGGTTCCAAATAATTTACAAATAGTTTGTACTGGACAATATTCAGGTATTACAGAATCACCTTATTCATCTTTTTTATTATCGGGTTTAACAAATGATAATAAAACATTTTCATTTGAAACGTCATTAAGTGCATCTTCGTCAAAATATATTACAAAAGTATTAGGTGTTGATAATTTTGGTAAATCAAGGTATGAAGTTCCTATTTACGTTGAAGAGATTTATCAAGGAAGTTTGAATTATGCTTATAGTCAAAATTATATCCGTGGATTAAGTTGTGATTTAATTGCTTTACCTGATGCAAGAAGTCAATCAAGTCAATCAATTGCTTGGAATTTAGAACAATACCAATCACCTGAAACACCTTATTTGGTTTCTGAATTAAGAGGTAACCAAGTTTATAATTTATTTAAATTTATATCAATTTCCGATGGAAATGATGCAAATACTGAAGTTAAAATTTCAATCGCTAACTTATCATATAATAATATGTCGTTTGATGTTTTTATTAGAAATTTTTATGACTCTGACTCAAATCCAGTTGTAATTGAAAAATTCACAAATTGTAATATGGACCCAGCATCAAATAACTTTGTTGGAAAAAAAATAGGTTCATCTAATGGCGAATTTGCGTTAATTTCAAGATATGTTATGGTTGAAATGGCGGATGAATACCCAATTGACTCACTACCTTGTGGTTTCCGTGGTTACACACAAAGAGAATATGAAGACGCTTCGGTTTACCCATCACCATATCCAAAATATAAAATAAAATATGATTACCCTGGAGAAGTTATTGCTAACCCACCATTTGGAACACCTATTGGTGGCTCAAATACTGTTGAATCTCCTGGAGATGTTATAAGAAGAACATATTTAGGATTCTCAACACAGTATGGAATTGATGAATCATTTTTAACTTATAAAGGAAAACAAAACCCTCAATCAAATTGGGCTTTGGCAACTGACTCATTTAAATGGAACTACACTAGTAAAGGTTTCCATATGGACTCAGGAGCAACTGTTGTATCAATTGCTAACACATCAATGACAAGTGGTCAAACAGCTTTTGAATGTGGTACTGCTGAATTTAGAAGTGACCCAGAAACACAAGAAAATCCGTATTATTTCATATATTCAAGAAAATACACACTATGTTTTGCTGGTGGGTTTGATGGTTGGGACATTTATAGAGAGTGGAGAACTAACGAAGATAGATTTCAATTAGGAGCTGCGGGTTATTTAGCTGGTAGTGCACCTTCATCAAGATATCCAACCGCAACAGGTGATGGATTGTTTAAAAGAATTGTGGTTCAGAACAATACTCAAGATTTTGCAAATACTGACTACTACGCATATTTACTTGGTATTCTATCATTTGCAAATCCAGAATCAACTAACATTAATATATTTGCAAGTGCAAGCATTGACTACGTAAATAACTCAAACCTTGTTGAGGAAGCGATAGACATGATTCAATTTTCAAGAGCGGATTCGGTTTATATTTGTACAACACCTGATTATAAAATGTATACTCCAGACGGAACAAGTTCTTTGGACGTTATTTATCCTCAAGAATCAGTTGACAATTTAAATAATACAGGAATTGACTCTAACTATACAGCAACTTATTTCCCTTGGATTTTAACAAGGGATACTGTTAATAACACACAAATTTATTTACCTCCGACAGGTGAGGTTTGTAGAAACTTAGCTTTAACCGATAACATTTCATTCCCTTGGTTTGCATCTGCGGGTTATACTAGAGGACTTGTAAACTCTATTAAGGCTAGACAAAAACTTACACAAACCGACAGAGATGTACTATATCAAGGTAGAATAAATCCTATCGCAACTTTCTCTGATGTTGGAACTGTAATTTGGGGTAATAAAACATTACAAATTGCTGACTCAGCACTTAATAGATTGAATGTAAGAAGATTGTTACTTCAAGCTCGTAAGTTAATTTCCGCAGTAGCTGTAAGATTATTATTTGAACAAAACGACCAAGTTGTTAGACAACAATTCTTGGATAGTGTTAATCCTATTTTGGATTCAATTAGAAGAGATAGAGGTTTATATGATTTCCGTGTAACAGTTTCATCTTCACCTGAAGATTTAGACAGAAACACATTAACAGGTAAAATTTATTTAAAACCTACAAGGGCGTTAGAATTTATAGATATTGAATTCTTAATTACACCAACAGGGGCTTCATTTGAAAATATTTAACAAAATTAACGGGGTATATAACTGCCCCGTATTATCTAATTATGAAAGGACAACTTAGAGAAGGATTTAAAGAAGAAGGAACTCCAGACATGAAATATTACGCGTTTGATTGGGATGACAATATTGTCCACATGCCAACAGAAATAATAATAAAAACTGAAGACGGTGACGAAATTGGTATGAATACTAATGATTTTGCAAAACATAGGGAGAAAATTGGAAAAAAAAATTTTAAATATAATGGAGAAATTATTGTTGGGTTTGGTAAAAATCCATTTAAAAATTTTCGAACCGAAGGTGATAAAGATTTTTTAGTTGACGCTATGATGGCAAATGTTGGACCAGCTTTCGATGATTTTAAAGAAGCCATTAATAATGGTTCAATTTTTTCAATAATTACTGCAAGAGGTCATAACCCAAATATTTTAAAACAAGCTGTTTATAATTATATTATCAACGGATTTAATGGGATTGATAAAAATCAACTAGTTAAAAACCTTAAAAAATACAGGACGTTTGTCGGTGAAAATGATATAAGTGATGATGAATTAATTAAGTCGTATTTGAACCTAAATAAGTACTATCCAGTGTCTTTTGGTGATGAGTCAGGTGCGGTTAATCCTGAAGAGGCTAAAGTTCGTGATATGGAAAAATTTGTTTCCTATATTAGAAAAATGGCTAATAAGTTAAATAAAAGAGCGTTTATTAAAAATGATATATCAAATAACTTTATACCAGAGCAACCAACTATTGGATTTTCAGATGACGACATTAAAAATGTAGAAGTAATGAATAAACATTTTATAAATAAACCAAATAACATAATTAAGACTTATTCTACTGCTAGTGGCATTAAAAATAAATATAACTAGATTATAATTTTGATAAAATAAAAGTAAATAGAAAAAAATTTTAACAAGGATATATTTATACATATAGAATATAAACAACTAAAACAAAAAAAATAAAATAACATGGCTGATTTATTAATGAAAATGCCGATACCTTATGAACCAAAACGACAAAATCGTTTTATTTTAAGGTTTCCATCAAGTTTAGGTATTAACGAATGGTTTGTTGAAAGTGCTTCAAGACCATCAATTAAAATTGGGGCAACTGAAATACAATTCTTAAACACATCAACATTTGTTGCGGGTAGATTTAATTGGGACCCAATTAGTGTTAAGTTTCGTGACCCTATTGGTCCATCAGCCGCTCAAGCACTTATGGAGTGGGTTCGTTTACACGCTGAATCCGTGACAGGTCGTATGGGTTATGCTGCGGGATACAAAAAAGACATTGACCTTGAAATGTTGGACCCAACAGGAGTTGTTGTTGAAAAATGGATTCTTTATGGGACATTCTTAACCGATGTAAATTTTGGAACTTTATCTTATAGTCAAGATGCTTTAGCCGAAATTACCGCTTCTTTAAGAATGGATAGATGTGTGTTGGTTTATTAATAATACAATACTTCTATTCATTTACTATAAATCATAATTAAATAAGAATTATGTTTATAATTAAAAAAATCTAATTATATTTAACCGTAAAGACAATAAACTTTACGGTTAATTTTTTATATGGATACTCAATCAATGGACTACGGTCAAGAAAACTTCACATTACCACATGATGTGGTACAATTACCTTCACAAGGAATTTTTTATAAAAATAAAAAAAAATCAATTAAAGTTGGTTATCTTACCGCCTCAGACGAAAACATTTTAATGGGTGGCGCAAATGATTTAACGATGACTTTATTACGAGCAAAAATTTACGAACCTGATATTAAAGTTGAGGAATTACTTGAAGGTGATGTTGAAGCAATCCTAATATTTTTAAGAAATACAGGATTTGGGCCTGAAATAACATTAAATGTTACTGACCCTGTCACTAAAAAACCATTTAAATCAAACGTATTATTAGACCAATTAAATATTATTAATGGTCAACAACCAAATGAGGATGGTTCATTTACAACGCTTTTACCAAAATCACAATCTACAATTAAACTTAAACCATTAAGTTATGGTGAAATTATTGAGATTGGTAAATTAGCAGAAACATATCCTCAAGGTAGGGTTGTTCCAAAGGTAACTTGGAGAATGCAAAAAGAAATTATTGAAGTTGACGGGTCAACCGATAAAGCATCAATTGCAAAGTTTGTTGAGTCGATGCCAATTTCAGACTCAAAGTTCATAAGAAAATTTATGAATGAAAATGAACCAAGATTAGATATGACTAAAACAATTATAGCCCCGTCAGGAGAAAAGCTAACAGTGAATGTTGGTTTTGGGGTTGACTTTTTTCTCCCTTTCTTCTGATTATAGAAAAGTTCAAATCGACGAATTTTATTATTTAACAACACTAATGAAGATTTCTTATC